ACAATTAACAAATAAATATAGAATGGGTAAAGGAAAATTTACTTATGACTATCTTATAAAAGTTATGGAGGTGTTTTCTAAATCCGAAGAATGTCGTAGTATGCAAGAGTACAAGGATATTGTAGGAATATTAAATACAAATTATTATTATGATACAGTGTCGTCTATTGAAAATCTGGGCGAACAAACATTATATGATGTATATTTTGATGAGCCAGACCATTCTTATATTACTAATGGATTTATTTCTCATAATTCTTTTCTTATGGCTGTTTATGCCCTATTAAGATGTGCTCTTGTAAATAATACTAAGTTCGTGGTGTGTGGGGCTGGTTTTAGGCAGTCCAAAATTATACATGATTATATGTGTACTATTTGGAATAATGCCCCCATTTTACGTAGTATTTGTTCTACCACTTCTGGGCCAAAATTTAGTATAGACCGATGTATTTTTATCGTCAATAATAGTGTGTGTAGTTGTATACCAATTGGGGATGGCCAAAAAATTCGTGGTATGAGAGCAACTAATATACTGTGTGATGAGTTTGATTCAATCAATCCTGATATTTACGAAACAGTTATTCAAGGATTCGCCTCAGTTTCGTCAGATCCCGTTGGCAATGTTATGTTACTGGCCAAAAAACGTGAAATGGAAAAACTTGGATTGTGGAATGAGGAATTTGCTGACCAATATTTGTCAAAAAAGAGTAACCAGGCCGTTATTAGTGGGACGGCAGGATATTCCTTTAGAAATTTTTATAAATATTTTATTAAATATAAAAAGATGATAGAGGCCAATAATGATATTGAAAAATTAAAAGAATTATTCAGTGGGGAAGAAATACCCAAATCGTTTAATTCTTCTGATTATTCTATTATCCGTATACCCTATGAATTAATTCCAGACGGATTTATGGATGAGAAAACAATCATTAGGGCGAAGTCTACGATGCATTCGGGTATCTACAAAATGGAGTTTTCGGCATGTGCGGACGGAGATACTCCAATTATTACTAAATCTGGCGTTAAAAAGATTAAAGACATTATAGTGGGTGAATATGTATTTACTCATAAAGGGCGATTTAGAAAAGTTTTAGAAACCTTAAAACGCAAATATAATGGCAATATTATAAAATATAAAACTTTTGGATATAATCAATATAATTTATTTACTCCAGAACATCCATTCTATCATAATGGGCAATTTACACCAATCTCCGAGATAGAAGACAAGACATATTTAGCCAATGTGCAAGAATTATCTGGAAAAATGGAGATTAATTTAGAAGATTTTTGCACAAACTATATTAGTCGTGAAGGATATATATATCCCAGGGCTAGTAGTAATAAATTATCTAATGAAAATGTACAAAATATTTTAAGATTATTATGTTCTGGTAAAAACGCTGCAACCATTTCAAGAGAAATTGGAATACCATATACAAGCATTGCACCAATTAAATATTTCAAACGTACAAAATCTTCTCTTAATAAAATAATTAAATTAGATTATAAATTTGGACTTTGCCTTGGTTATTACGCTTCGGAAGGCAGTATAAGGTCTAAAGGATTGGCAACTGGATTTGCATTAGATTCACATGTGGGTGTTAAATTTTCAAAATATATAGATGAATTATCCAATGCCATTCACTATTCTTTTGGTATAGCCCCTAAAATATATAAATATGGGTCTACTTGCGTTCTCTCGTTAAATTCCAGAATAGCTGCGGAATTGTTTAAATCTATATGTCCAGGAATCTGTTATAATAAATTAATATCTCATGATATATTGTTCTCAAATTCTGAACTAATGAAAGGTTTTATTGTTGGAATATTTAATGGAGACGGACATATTAGAAAGGGACTTGCAACACTTGGATTAACAAATTTAGATTTAATCACTCAAACAAAATTGGTTTTATCATATTTTGGTATATCATCTAGTATCTCGAAAATCGAAAGAGGTAATTTAGTTGGGCGTATATCTAATGGAAAAATTAATGGGAGAGCTACTGTCTATAAACTTAATCTATTTGGGAGAAATTATTGTAAATTTTTGAATATATTTTATAATGGCAATATTATTGTAGAAGATGTATATAAAAGACATATTCAGAATGATAATAATTATTCTATTTATAAATTAGATAAAAAAGATAGCATTCCATATGATGATTATGTATATAATTTAGAGGTGGAGGAAGATCATTCTTATTCTACTCTTAATGCAAGTGTTCATAATTGTTTTGCTCGTGATAGCGATGGTTTCTTTAGGCGTGCCCTTATAGAATCTTGTGTTGGGACACCTGAACATCCAATTCAATTACCATCTGGTAATGTATGGTTTGATGCCGCATTACATGGCGATCCATTCAAAGAATATGTCATGGGGATTGATCCTGCCGCCGCCCCCGATAATTTTAGCATTGTAATTATTGAATTAAATGACGATCATAACAGGGTAGTATATTGTTGGACGACAAATAGGCCAGAATTTCAAAAAAGATTAACGGCAGGATTGGCCAAGGAACATGATTATTATGGGTTTTGTGCAAGAAAAATACGCGAATTGATGGGCGTTTTTAATTGTAAATATGTAGCGATGGATTCTCAGGGTGGTGGCATTGCCGTTGAAGAAGCCTTACACGATAAAGATAAATTAAAAGAGGGTGAATTACCAATTTGGCGTGTAATTGACGATAAACATCCCAACAATTATGACAATATGCCTGGCCTTCACATTCTTCATTTGTGCAATTTCGTCAATGGTGATTGGACCGCAATGGCCAACAACGGTCTAAAAAAAGACTTTGAAGATAAAGCATTATTATTTCCAAGATATGATTCGGTAACATTAGGGCTTGCTGCCGAGGAAGATTCGTTAAAGGCAAAAATAATAAAGAAGGGATTGGAAAGTAAGGCAAGATCAGATGGTGCCGAACAACATAATATGTTTGATACCCTAGAGGATTGTGTAATAGAATTAGAAGAGTTAAAAACAGAATTATCTACAATTGTTCTTACCTCTACAAATATGGGACGTGATCGTTGGGATACCCCTACCGTTAAACTTCCAAATGGTAAACGGGGCAAACTACGCAAAGATAGATATTCCGCCCTTGTAATGGCTAATATGATAGCCCGCCAATACCGCAGGGCATTACCTCCAATAGAATATCAGACAATGGGTGGGTTTGCACATAATATTGTAAATGATGTTGTTAATACTCACGACACACCTATGTATTCTGGTCCTGAATGGATAACTTCTTGGTACGATCAAGTCTATGGACGATAATTTTGGTGTATATAAAGATAATGAAACTGTAATTGAATTATTATCTTTTTAATTGAATTAGGTAAAAAATGGCAAAAGTTAAGTCTAAAAGTGATTTATTACAAGATAAAATAGGAATATTTACTGACTCTTACGTATCTTGGAATGAATCACCGGGCAGTAAAAACCGTGCAATGGCAACCTTAAATAAGTCGGTTGGTGAATTTAGTGCCATGCGATCAAATGCGGTATTTAATTTCCAAGATTTTTCTAATTTAGATACAAATGTGTCGGGTCGCCCAGGATTAACAAAGGCAGATTATTACGCATTTCGGCCAGGTTTTGCCCCACCAAATCCACATGATTATAAACGAATTATTCAGGCTTGCAACCACTCCTATTTTAAGGTTGGTTTAGTAAGGAATATTATAGATTTAATGGGCGATTTTGCTTGTCAGGGCGTTAGAATATCACATCGTAATAAAAGTGTTGAAAAATTTTATCGGAATTGGTTTAGGCGAATTAATGGGGCGGAACGATCTGAGAGATTTTGCAATAATTTATTTCGCTCGGGGAATGTCGTTATTAGGAAATCTTATGCCAAAATTACCGCCAATCTTAAAAAAGATATGCAACGTGCCAATGCCGTCGATATTAAACCCACCGAAATAAAGACCAAAGAATTTGAAATACCATTTAAGTATATATTTTTAGACCCCACGACTATAGATATTGCTGGTGGTGCATTGGCCAGTTTTGTAGGCAAACCAATTTATACTATTACTATTCCTGGTGAATTACGTAATATTATTTTGGCTCCAAGAGACCCATTTGACAAAATGATTGTGGCTCAAATACCTGCCGACATATTAAATGCCGCCAAAACCGCCAAACCATATCCTTTACCTCCTGATAAAACTCGCGTATTTCACTACAAAAAAGATGATTGGCAATTATTTGCCTATCCTTTATTATATGCCGTTTTAGATGATATCATTATGCTAGAACGTCTTAAATTGGCCGATATGGCGGCTTTAGACGGGGCAATATCCAACCTTCGTATTTTTAAGTTGGGTAATTTAGAACATAAAATAATGCCATCGGCCTCAGCCGCCTCTAAACTATCGGCAATTCTACAAAATAATACAGGGGCGGGAACAATTGATCTAATTTGGGGGCCAGATTTAGAATTAATTGAATCTAAAACTGAAGTTCATAAATTCCTGGGTGAAGGTAAATATAAACCCCACTTAGCCTCTATTTATACGGGATTGGGCATTCCATCAGTATTTACAGGTGGCGGTGGAAGTGGCACAACAAATAATTTTATGGCTCTAAAAACTTTAATTCAACGCCTTAAATATGGGCGTTCTATTTTATTAGATTTTTGGACCAGCGAAATTGCCGAGGTTCAAAAGGCCATGGGATTTGCATTTCCTGCTAAAATTGAATTTGATGTTGATATTTTGGATGATGAACAGGCAGTTCGGGCATTGTTAATTCAACTAGTTGACCGTAATTTAATTAGTCAAGAATTATTGCAAGAGCGTTTTGGGCATGACCCCGAAATGGAAGAAATGCGTATTAAACGAGAGGAAAAAGAGAGGAATAAAGGTAAGAGACCGCAAAAAGCAGGCCCGTATTTTGACGCCCAATTTGGTTATACTCTTAAAAAAATTGCCCTCCAACAGGGTTTGCTTACCCCCGAACAGATGGGGATGACCAATGATACGCCAGTGTTTGATATGATAATTGAGGGGAAATCCACCAAAAAAGCTGTGGTAAAACAAAATCCTGGGACAGATAAAAAGACATCCGAAACGCCTCTACAAGGGCGACCAAAAAATTCCAAAGACAGTACAAAAAGAAAAACCAAGGAATTTCGCCCAAGTGTTAAGGGAAGTGCGGCGGTTTGGGCGTTTGAGGCACAGAATAAAATCGCGGATATATTAAACCCATTATTCCTCCATAATATTGCCCAAAAGAAAAATATGCGACAATTAACCAATCAAGAGGTTAAAAATTTGGATATTATTAAATTTGGTGTATTATTTAACTTAGAGCCATATAGTAAAATAAGTAATGAGGTGGTTTTGTCCAATTTAGGAAAATCCCACAACCATAATTTATATAACCAATATCAAAAAACTATATCTACAATTACATCTGAATTAAATCGCACTTTAACTTTTGACGAACAAAAACAGGTTCAGGTGTTATTTTATATAGGGAATATCAATAATAAATAATGACGAATTTTTATTTTAACGCAGAAAAAGAGGTGGATGGACTAATCGACCAAATTTCACGGGGGTTCGTTGTCCAATATGCCTCTCAAGTTCTTCCATTGATAAATTCGACGACCGATATAACACAGGCCAATCTTTTATGGCAAAAAGACAACCGAATCGCTATTAAAAATGGATTTGCCAAAGCCGAACTGACAGACCGCGATTTATATTCCACCCAATCTTTGTTTGTGACCACAAACGCCAATTTAAATGACGATTATTTTCTGCCCGAAGAAACGTGGGCAGCACGGCATACCCCAACCCACAAACCCACCAATATAGAACATAACGAAAATCAAAT